CAATACAACCAACAGTATTAGTTAGGGGAAAGAAAGTAATCCTAATGTCAACACCAAGAGGTCAAGACTTCTTCTATGAAATGTATCAGTTAGGACAATCAGAAGATCACCCAAACCATCGATCATATAGAATGACATACAAAGGTAACCCCTTCGTAGACATGTCAGAAATAGAAGCAGCAAAGAAAACCCTACCACCAGCTATATTTAAAGCAGAGTATGAAGGAGAGTTTGTAGCAGGAGAATCAATGGTCTTTGAAAACTACACTAACTGTATGTTCGACCGCTACCCACAACCCAAAGGTAGAGTTTTTGCAGGCATTGACCTTGGTAAAGAATCAGATTATACAGTTGCTACCTTCATTGACGAAAGCGGCCAAGTAGTAGATATTTACAGAGACAACAAAAAGGATTGGACAATCATGATAGGAGAGATAATCAAGAGAGCAAAGAAATACAATGCAACCCTAATGGTAGAAGCCAATTCAATGGGAACAGTAGTAATAGAACAGATTAAAAAGAAACACCAAGATACACATGCCTTTCAGACTACTAACAAATCAAAGCAAGAAATAGTAGAAGGTCTAATCCTAGATTTCCATGAACAAGCTATCATGATCCCAAGTCCCAAACTAATACCAGAACTCCAGAATGAACTTGATGTATTTGAGATGAGATACTCTCCTAAATCCAGATCGGTCATCTACGCTGCTCGAGAACCATTCCACGATGATATAATAATTAGTCTTGGGATTGCAAACTATAACCGTAAACAAAACAAAACATACGGTCAGTATGCCTATGTAGGTGGTAGGTAACCTTTTCATTCTAACCCACAATTATATTTAATAGTATATGATCAAGATCACAGTAGACAACAAGGATTACAGGATCCCACAAAGGTTAACAGTCCAACAGTGGATGGCGGCAACCCGCTATGATCCAATCGCCTCTAACTATGCAAAGATAATCGCATCAGTATTTGGTTTAGATTGGAGAGACCTAAAGGGTCAGAGTGATGAGATGCTAGAATTAATGATGGGTCTAATACATCCATTACTAGTAGAAGGTAAAGAATGTAAAGTGATGGACTATAGTCAATTAAACTTTGGTCAGTGGGTAGACCTAGATATTTGGATTAGTCAAGGACCTCAACAGCACTTAGACAAGATGTTAGATATATTAGGCCCTACTAAACGTGCTGATGAAGCCATCTATAGGTTACAATCTTTCAATAATTATAGAACATGGATCTACCGTCAGTATGCCGAACTATTCGGACTAAACATAGAAGATGACGAGATCATTGAGGATGAAGCACAACAGGTCGACCCAAATAATATAGTTAGTGGATGGTATCAGATCATCTGCTCACTTGCTAGTGATAATCTATTGTGGATAGATAGAGTAACAGAACAACCACTCTTGTCTACTCTCAACTTCATGGCATATCAAAAGCAGAAACAGATTAGTGAGAACTTTGAAAAATTAAAGCAAAAGCGAGAATATGAATTACAAAGACGTAGTAGATAGAATTAGACAAGTAGTCTTCGACCACAATATGTTGGTAGACTTTGGTTACGGTCAACTATCAGATATTAAAACAAGATCAGAAGGCCCAGAAGGAGAAGCCCAAGGTGCAGACTATCCATACCTATTCTTGAATCCAACACAGCATCAAAGAACAGAGACTCAGATAACCTATAACTTTAACATGATTGTAATGGACATGGCAAGAGAAGAAGAAGGTGATGTCTATCAAAACTTCCTAGCCATTCAGTCAGACTGTATTCAATATATCGATGATGTAGTTGCAAGGTTATACTACCACTACAAGGACAAACCAGAAATACAATTCAATTTTAGTTACACACCTTTCTATGAGAGGTTCCAAGATGATTTAGCAGGTGCTACCGCTAACATACAAATAATAGTGCCTACAAATATTAATAACTGTATTGCACCTTTTGATCCAGTAATCACATGTGCTCAGACTCTAACACAATGGTCCGATAACTCTATAGAAGCACCAGCATACTTCCTAGGACCTGATGCAGCCTTTAATAATCTCAGATGGGAAACAGATCTACAGACAGATCCTGCAATCGGACTTTGGAATGATATTATCCTAACAGCCTATGCAGCAGGTGACTTTGAATTTAGAATAGAACAAGAGATTAGCTTTGACGAACCTCTAGCTGGTGAACAGATTCTAAACCCTCCAGTGCTAATAGCGAATGGTGTAGACTATCAACCAGTATGTGATAGTGGCAATTGGCCAACCCAATGGACTTCAACAGATCCTATCATATACACTGCACTTTATAGAGCGCCACTCCAAGTGAGTCAGAATGCTCTAATACAATTAAAACCCGTGCCAGGTATACAACAATCTTCTATAACCCAACTCGGAAGTAGCGGACAATATGGTGGTAATTTAAAAATAGGCTATAGAGCATAATGGCATTTAATATAGAAAACTTTAATGCCTTTCAGGACACTGCTGGTGAATTTGTTTCCTCACTAGATAGAGAACTGTCTAGCCTTGCAACAAGCATCGTAGACCAAATGAGAAGAGATGCTCCAGTAGCGAGACAAAATGGTGGTGCCCTCAGAAACTCTATCAAGATTAATATAGACCGTAACAAGTTTATAATAGACATGTTAAAGTATGGACCCTATCAAAACTATGGTGTATTAGGTAGTTCAGTAGGAGGCCCAACCAAAGATGTAGTAGAAGATGAGATGACTGGTAGGAAACACCAGTTTGGCACTCAGTTTGAAATGATAGGTGGTTCGCTACCTTTTGGTGCTAGAGTAAACATACACAGATTTGGATTAAACAGACAACCATTCTATAATGTAGAAGACATAGTAGAGCAGATGGTAGAAACAATATTACAAATAGACCTAGATTAATTATGGCAATAACAATTTTACAAACTCCAACTACTCCATTTGACATGGCATACGGTGCTAACCCTATCACAATAGGAGGTATCGATACCGTTGCTAATGCAGACAAGTATGCACTCAGACTGTATGTAGTAGGTCAAACAGATCCTATCGCAGATATTAGACAAACACCTAATAGACAAGGTAGAGCAATCTTTGATATTCAAAATGTTCTTCAATCCTATGTAGGTCCACAAGCTAACACAGTAGATGGACAGTATGCTGCTAATCAGTTCCAACAAAATACTAGATTATCTCTTGCAGGTGCTACACTCTTAGAATATCAAATAGCCTATGCTACAGAGAGTGGCGGTGTGGTTAGTTCATTTACAACCTTCCCTGAAATCTTTACAGTTATACAAGGAAGTAAACAATACTTTCAGGTTCCATTTGACACAGATCCATATCAAGTAAAGATTAGTGGTGATGATAGTGCACTACCTTGTTCAGTAATTGACAGAACTGCAAAACCCTTGAGTGATAATAGTTATACAATAGCAGACGAATTACCGGGCAAGACTGGTTCTATTTACTCAAGTCCTGGCGGTATTGATGTTCATAATGTCTATAGAGATGATCAGTGCACTAAAACTTTCTATCAGGTAGTCGAGAGAAGTGCTAGCCAACCACCTAATGCAGCGGTGCAAGGTATCGAAGCATTCTATATCTTACAATACAGTGCAACCTCTAGCAGTGCTATACAAACTAACATTATTGTTAATGCTCAAGCTAATGGCGGTGGTCCTAATATTTCTTTAGGACAAGGAACCCTGATCAGTGGACAGTTTCAAACAATTACAATAGCCAGTGGACCTGCTAACTTACCAATACCTCTGAATGCTGCAACTGCATACTATTATATTATACCTGCGGTATGGGGTTGTTCAGAAGATCCACAATCACAGATAGATGTAATGACATCGGCAGCATGGAGAGCTCAGAAGTATATTGTTAATGAAGAGCCTTGTAATGATTTTCCACATATACAGTTTGCATGGCAGAATAGCTATGGTTATAGAGACCAGTTTACATTTACTAAAAGAGTGGATCATTCAACTAATACAAAGAATAATAACTTCCTAAAAGGTGCAGCAGACTATAACTCAACAGATTACTCTGTAGACCTACAAGATAGAGGTTATACAACATACTCACAAAAGATAGAGAACATCTTTAAAGTGCAATCTGGTTACATGGTCGATCAAGAAGCCCAATTACTAAAACACTTATATCAAAGTGCGGAAGTTAAAGTTAGGTTCTCAGAAGGACCCTATGCCGGTCAGTGGGTTCCTGTAACTATTACAAGAACAAGATACACAGAAAAGACAAATAGAAAGGACAGACTATTCCAATATACAGTAGAGTTCAAACTTGCTACAAACCAAAAATCAATGAGAGGTTAATATGATCCAACTAAAAGTATACCCATTCGAAGGAGCCCTAAACGAAGATGCAATCTTTCTAGACTTGTATGAATCACAGCCTATTAAATTAACTCTATCTATAGAGGATATTACAAGTGCAGATGCTACTTCAGTATATTCGAGAACCTTTAAAGTTCCTGCTACAAGAGGTAACAATGAATTCTTTGAGAATGCTTGGGAACTAGATAGTATAGACTTTGATATTACAATTAAAAAACCTGCACAAATACTTGTAGATGGTTCTGAATTTAAAACAGGTCATGTTAGACTACAAAAGATATTTGCTAATGGTGACCTAGACAAAGTAGACTATGAACTCCTATTCCTAGGAGAGACAAGAGACTTTTCAAGTGCAGTAGGTGAGTTAACTATGTGTCAACTAACCTTTACAGAATTTGATTGGGATGATTTACCTGTTAGTTACGATGCCGCCAATGCTGCGGCTTTTGCAGCTAATATAGGTCAACAAGATGTTAGAGATAGTTGGGATGCCTTTCCACAAAGTGCCTCACTGTCTGCTGGTTATGCAGATGGTGATATGGTATTTCCACTAATAGATCATGGTAATTCATATGATAGTGATGGTGATCTTAATGCTCCTGCTATTTCAATAGGTAATAGTGGTAGTGACATGTCATTTACACATAGTGGTAATGCTTTACCAGCTCAAAGGTTTAAACCTATGATTAGAGCTAAAAGAATATGGGATCAAATCTTTCAAAATACAGGTTATACATACGAATCTAACTTCTTAGACTCAGAACAATTCAGACACATGTATGTTAGTGCCTTTGGTAATCAAGAATCGATTACGATAGGTGTAGAACAAGATGTAGGTGGTGGTGGTTTCGGCAATGCTTCATCAAATACTTTTCAATACTTTGAACAACCTAACGGTAATAATGATGCACAGTCCTATTTGTATTGTAGTAATCAAGTTGTTGCATCGCCTAACTATTATATTAATACACCAGATGTAACAGGACCTACAGGAGGTAGTTACTTTATCGCACCTGGTGATGCTGCCCTAGGTGGTGCCTATTATGCTTTTGAATATGGTGCTCAAGTGAGTGCTGCAATAGAAAACTCGGATTATGGTTATACTGATGTAGACCTAGCAGTTCAGCTAATGGTAGTAGACTCTATTACTGCATCGCCTAACGATCCTAACAATGTTACACTAGATGTAGGTAACTTTACAAGTAGTGGTAACTGGTCTTCTAGTGCATATGATTCCCGAAACGGTGGCTATCAACCTCAAACAGGTGACATCTTTAAAATCTTTGTAACTAATAACTACTCATACGATGTTAGTGAAGTAGGTCAAGCCTATTGGCATTGTAATGCAGCACCTGGTCCATATAACCCAGGAAGAGATTTAGACTGTGAATATCAACAAATAGATTTCATTAAAGATGTTATTACTATGTTTAGATTAGTAATGCAACCAGATCCTCTTAGACCTAATCACTTTATTATCGAACCATGGAAAGATTTCATAGGTAGTGGTGATGTCTATGATTGGTCAGATAAGATGATCAGAGAAAAAGACTTTGTTAGTGAACCCTTATTTAATACACAGAGTGCTATAATAGAATACACTAAACAAGAAGATGAAGACTTCATTAATACATTCCATCAGGATAATAACAAACATGCCTATGGTTGGTTGAGGTTTGATTCACAGAACGAATTACTAAAAGGTAAAAGAGATGTAGAGGTTACGGGTATAGCGCCTACTCCTATAGATCAAATATTTGATACACAAGGTTCAACAGCACACACTAACCCAGAATTCATTCTACCACAAATCTATAATTTTGAAGATAATCAAAGATTACCTATTAAACCTAAAACAAGATTCCTATTCTATAACGGTTTAGTAACAACAGATGGAACTACATGGTGGTTTAAAACAGGACCTAACACATATGAAGATTTTCAAACATATCCTTTAGCAAGTCCATACGAGTATTGGCCGATTACTAATATACCTGAAAGTCCTGGACCACCTCCAGTAGAAGCAGTTAACACACTCAATCTAAACTTCTCTAACGATAACAGGTATTATATGGATCCGGCGCCTAGTGCAGCCTATGGTGAATTACCTAATACTCTATTTGAAATCTTTTGGGCTCGTTATATCTCTTCACTCTATAACAAGTTCAGTAGAAGAGTTACAGCCTACTTTACTCTAAATAATGTCGACCTACAGAATTTAACCTTTGATGATGTTATATTCATTGATGGTAAATACTATAGACCTGAAAAAGTTATAGATGCACAGATAGGTCAAAGAACAGCGGTCAAGGTGCAATTAATTAATGTATTAGATCAACGACCAGTATGGAGACCAGAACCACTAACAGGTTTCTCTATAACAGAAACAGATGGACAATGTGCTGGTGAACAAGGAACAATACAAGTAACTACAGATGGAACACCGCCATTTAACTGGCAACTTGGAGATCCTGCTATAGCTCAAGGTCAATATAATTCTAATGTAGGTCAAGCACCTTATATCTTTACTATTGAAGACGTACCGTTAGGTTCAGATATTCTAATAGTAACAGACTCCTTAGGTAGAACAGCACAAGTAACATATACTATTAATCAATCTACTGCAAGTCCTGTAGCAGCCAATCAAACGGTTACAGATGCTACAGATTGTTCAAGTCCTTGTAATGGTCAAATTTCTGTAACAGCCTTTGGTGGTAGTGGAAGTGGTTATACAATTACATGGCAAGATCCTAATGTTAGTGGCTTTAATCCTACAGGTCTTTGTCCTGGTGATTACTTGTATTACATTACAGATGGTGCAGGATGCCAGAGTGACACCTATGAAGCCTCTGTTAGTTGTTCAATAGTAACTTATACATATGAAGTTAGAGAGCATCTAAATAACTGTAGTCAATTATCTGTTCAAACCTATGCAGTAGAATCAACACTACAATATGCAGTTGGTGACACAGTTGCTCTCGATAACAAAAATGGTTGTTTTGCAATTATGGGAACTACACAAGATCAACCACAATTTACGATTGTTCAAGATTATCCTGATTGTGCTAGTTGTTCACCAGTAACTCCTAATTCATATGAAGTTCAAAGTTGCACAACTGGAGCCTATATGTTCATTAGTAGATCACCATATACTTTACAACCTGGTAATATTGTAAAATTACAGAATACACCTGGATGTTGGGAAGTAATGGGCGATGATCCATCACAACCAACAGACACACCAATACAATTACACAAGACATGTGCTCTATGTAGTGGACCAGTTAGTTATACATACCTATTTGCTTTCTGTGATGGTAGCGGCACCGGAGTCTATACATTTAGTTCTGGAATTCCTTTACAAATAGGCGATGTATTAGAAGTTCAAACCTCAACGGTTCCTAGCTATGTTGGTAAATGTGTTAGAGTTGTTGCAACTTCTACTAATACTCCTATTGGTAGTGTAGATACCACTACAGTTTACGATGATTGCACGAGTTGCCAAGGTATTACAATACAACAATGTCATGAAGTTGTAGTTAGCGGTAGCGGTGCAGAAATAACATATGTTCAAAACAATCAATCATATGGCCCATCATACTATGGACCTGGAACATATAACATTTGTGCTAGCTCATACACCTTTACAGGTAGTGCGGTCTTTACACCAATGGGAACGCTTTGTATTACTAACATTGACTGTAGACCTATTAGAGTTAAACCAAGTTGTCATAGTTTATATGGTGGAACCTTCTTTGCTGGCACAACATTTGAATATATGGATTCTGGTGGTCAAATACAAACTATTCTTGTTCCTCCATATACATACGCTACAATTTGTGCCGGTATTGGAACAGTAGTTAAAACAAGTGGCGATGGTTCTGAACAAGATCTTCGATCACTTTGTATTACTGATAATGATTGTGAAGGTATTGGAACTCCATTTATACCAGAAGAGCTTCCATAACCATTTCAAAGCGGACTAAAATTATATTTAATAGTATATGGCAGATAAGAATGTAAAGATAACCATCGAAGTAGATGGAGTAACACAAGTAGTTGACAACTTAGATGATGCAACGAAAGCGATGGACAAGCTTGGTAAAGAAACCAAGAAAGCAGGTCAGCAAGCAACCATCTTTGATGGTATGAAAAAGAAGTTCGCAGACTTTAAAGAAGGAGTAGGTAAAGTTACTAATTCTTTTAAAGGTCTAAAAGGTGCTATCATGGCAACAGGACTAGGAGCACTAGTAGTTATACTTGGTTCTATAATCTCATATTTCAAGAACACAGAAGAAGGAAGTAGAAAACTTGCTATTGCCATGGAAGCCTTTGGTATTATCATGGGCAAGATACAAGACTTTGCTGCTAAACTTGGAGAGAAATTAGTGTGGATGTTTACTCACCCTAAAGAAGCTCTAATGAACTTTGTCAACCTGATTAAAGAAAATATAATCAACAGGTTTGAAGGTCTCTTAGAACTCCTCCCTGCACTTGGTAATGCTATCTCTGAGCTATTTAAAGGTAACTTTTCAAGTGCTGGAAAGATTGCAGCAGACGCGATGGGTAAAGTAGTGCTAGGTGTAGAAGATATTACAGACAAAGTTAGTGATGCTACAGAAGCCGTAGTAGAGTTTGCAACTAATGTGGTTGAAGAAACTAAAAAAGCAATCGTAGTAGCGACTCAATTAGTAGATCAGTTTAGAGCAATTAGAGATGCACAACAGGCCCTGATTGTAGAGAATGCAAATCTAAACAAAGAATTAGAAACTCAACAAAAGATTGCAGAAGATACCACTAGAACATACGATGAAAGAAAAGCAGCACTTGAAAGAGTAGGTGAAGCACAAGTTAAACTTGCAGAAAACCTTGCTAAACAGGCTAAACTAGAAGAGAACAACCTAAAGTTACAAATACAACAAGAAGGTAACTATGAAAAGCGTGAAGAATTAGAGACTCAATTAGCAGAAGCAACTGCAAGTAGAATAGAGGCAGAAACTGCCCTAGAAACCAGAAGACTAGATGCTAAAAAGATTACAGCAGAATTAGAATTAGAAGAAGTAGAGCGTAAAAGATCTATTAATGAAATGCTTGCTGAACTAGACCTAGAGAAAATAGATAACGAATGGACCAGAGCCTATGCAGAACTAGATATTCAAAGACAGAAGATGTTAGAAGAACTAGATATGCTAAAAGGAACTGAAGAACAAAAGCAAAGAGTTAGAGAAGCATTTGATCAAAAACAAAGAAAACTTGACAAAGAAAAACAAAAGTTTGACAAGAAAATGCAGAAGGCAGAGAAAGATCAACAGATTGCTCTTGCTGGTCAAACCTTTGGTGCTATTGCTGGTCTTCTTGGAGAGAACTCCGCGGCAGGAAAGGCTGCGGCCATCGCCGCGGCTACTATCAATACGTATCAAGGTATTACTGCAGAATTAGCAACTAAAACGGTTACACCATTTGAGATAGGTTTAAAGATCGCTAACGTTGCTACAATCGCTGCAATAGGTTTTAAATCTGTAAAAGATATTATTTCAACTCCAGTTCCTGGTGGTGGTGGAGGTGCTAGTGCCGGCGGTGCAAGTATGTCAGTTCCATCAGCACCTAGTATTGATCCTACTGCTGCATTACAAGCAGGTAGTCAAGACGATGAAACAGCCACTGAAGTTACGTTAGGTCAACAAACAGGAAGCACTGGTCCTAATGTAGTTAGAGCCTATGTTGTATCAGATGAGATGACAACACAACAAGAAGCAGATGCGAAGATTAATGATTTAGCTCGCCTCTAAAAAAGATAGATACAATATGAGTAATAAAATTGGTAAAATAGTAGAACTTTTAATTGATTGGGAAGATATGGAATTTGACGATCTTGGAGTTTCTATTATGTCTTTAGTAGACAAACCCGCGATAGGTATTTCATGGCAAGCTTTTGCTGCACAACAGTTCGTAGATCCACAAGATGGAGAAACTGAAGCAGACTATATAGGTAGATGCATCCCCACGTTAATAGAGGAAGGTTTTGATGAAGATCAAGCTGCGGCGATATGTTATAATAGTTACAGAGGAGAAAGCTTCTTAGAAGACAACCCATGCCAAAGTGGTTATGTTGCCTATGGAACTAAAAACAAAGGTGGAAGACAGGTTCCTAACTGTATACCAATTGAAAACTCAGAAGAAACATTTGAAACCTATAACGATTATCCAGAATCTGCAAAGAATAATGCACAAAGAGCACTTGATTGGGCTGAAGAAAATGGATGGGGTAGTTGTGGAACTGGTGTAGGTAAAGCAAGAGCCAATCAATTAGCAAAAGGTGAGAACATATCAGAAGATACTATTGCTAGAATGGCAAGTTTTGCAAGACACAAGAAGAATTCAGATACACCATACTCTGAAGGTTGTGGTAAATTGATGTGGGATGCATGGGGAGGAACTAGTGGAATAGAATGGGCACAGTCTAAATTAAAGAAGATACGCTCAGAACAGGCAGAAGAAGTAGATCCTATTATAGAATTAGCATCACAGGTTGATTTCGGTGAAATCCTAGACTATCAAAACACAATAGAGATAACTCAATCACAAGCAAACTTTGCTGACCTGACAGACACTCTAAAAGCTATTATCGGTTTAGATATATTAGGTAGAAAAAATCCTGATGAAGAAGGTGAAACTAAATATAGATATAGTGGTCCTACTGCACAAAGAGATTTTTGTAAAGCAATGATGAGACTAAAGAAAGTCTATACAAAAGAAGAAGTAGAAAGAATGTCTGGATTGAATCCTGGATTTGGAGCGAGAGGTGCTAGCACATATGATATTTTTAAATACAAAGGAGGTCCTAACTGCCAACATTACTGGGAACAAGTTAAAGTATTCAGAGAAGGTAGAAGAACTGTAGTAGTTAGTGAAGGTAAAGCCACTGGGTTAGCTGGAAAGGCACCCGAACAAATGACTAATAATGGTTATCTAATGTCACAATGGAACTTCTCTGAGGATGACCAAATGATTATTACAGGACCAGCAATGACTCCTAATACTTTAATACCACGTAAAGATGAACAGGGTAATATATTCCATGTATACTTTACAGAAGACACAATTAAAAAGATCTCTAAAAAATTCTTTGAGTATAACAAACAACATAACACTGATATCAATCACGATGACAATGTTACCAACGACAATACATTATTAGAATCCTGGATTGTAGAAGATCCAGAGATGGACAAATCAAAACTAATGGGATTCAATGTTCCTAAAGATACATGGATGGTTAGTTACAAGATTAATGATGAAGAGACTTGGAGAAAAATTAAAGAAGGTGAACTATCGGGTTTTAGTATAACCGGACAATTCATTGAAAAAGCAACCAAGAAATAATATGACTAACGATGTAAAAGATGCAGCAGCGACCGTATCAACAGTAATAGGCGGTGGAGCCTTTGTAATGGGTATTAATGAAATACTAACGTTAGCCTTGTTAGTTACAGGTATTATATTGAATATAATTCGTATTAGAGACATGCGAAAAGACAAAAAAAAGGAAGACAAATAGTCCTCCTTTAGTTACTCCTTATCTACGTAAGTGCGTTATAATACACCTGAGTTAATTAAATCATCTGCAAGGTCTATAGC